ATTTTTTTGAATACTTCGACCCGAATATCAAATGCATCTTCTTCGTGATGATGAAGCAAAAAATCAGTCAGAGTTACGCTCTGTCCCACAGATTTGCTGATGTTGTTGTTGTCGATGTACCGCACATCAATGACCCAAGTCATAGCCACCCCGCCATCTGCATTAGTTTTTCTGCCACTAAATATGCGCTCCAAAAACCACCAGTGACTACTGCAAAAAATGTACTCCAAAACCCTTTAGCAAGCACCATACCAACAATCCAAATAACCCAAACCGATAACACAACAAGTTCTCTCATAGCACTCCACTCTTCAGTGTGATGCAAGTGCCCTCAAGCTGAGTGACCATCTGATTGCCCTTGAGCGCCATCTTGCGCAGGTTGTCTTTCTGCTCATCCACGCTGGCACGGCACTCAGCCTCGCGGGTGAAATACTTCATGGATTGCATGAACTCGCAGTGGCTGTTCATACACACAAACAGCACGGGGATATAGATGACTTGAATCATAGGTATTTGTTCGCGCAGATTACATCAATCACCACTTCGGTGTAGCGGCCATTGACCAGCTTGCGGGCGTAGATGATGCGTGGTCGGAAGTCAGCGCCACGGCACTCGTGCATGGCCTCAATCTGCTCACCACGGGTCATTGGGTGGACATCTCGCTCCACGACCAAAGTCTGGCCCATTGATGAACTCATTGACTGCCCAACAGGTTGAGATGCGCAGCCCACCAGCACCAGCGGTGCCAACATAATCAACTTGGTCATAGTGTTGCCTTTCCTTCGGCGCGGTCATTCGCGCATTGTGTTCGCCAGATTTCCACACGGGCTTGTGCGCCAATCAAGTCCCAGCGGAGCTTTTCTTCAACCTCCACAGCGGCCCTCAAGCCATCCAATAGCTGCAAGTAGTCAGGGTGCGCGTAGGCATCCCGCTCCTGTGCTGCAATCACCTTCTCGCCACTCTTCTTCATCAGGATGGCCTTCAGGCTCTTGCGGTACTCTTCGATGTAGGTGCGCTCTGCTCGTGCCTTTGCAAAGCGCTTGCCGTGGACAAGGATGTAGTCCACCGCCTCATGTGGGTCAACTTCTCTCATTCCATCTCCTCAATGGTTATCTTCAACATGCCCCCGATGTCGGGTGCCCAGTAGATGCGCAGGTCGTGTATCTGCGAGTCATCCTCGTAAACCCCGGCGTGGGCCAGCGAGTCCAGCGTGGCTTTCAAAAGGTTGTCGAGGTCGCGTCGGCGGTTGTCCGGGCGGTAAGCCTCCACCGTAAGCTGTAGCGGGCCGTCAAAGTGCTTCTGGGCACGCTGTATCAGCATCTGTTCAGCAACAGCCGTGCGGTATGCCCGGCCATCAGCAGAGATGAGCATCCGCCCGTTGACGGTGCGCCAGTAGGTGTTGACCGATGGAGGCCACGGCAGGGTGATTTGCAGGGGCATCATTGGCGCTGCTCCGGTATGCGGTTGCGGATGGCGTCACCAAGCTCTTCGATGTTCACGCACTCGTCGGCCATCTTGGCGCAGGCTTCACGTTCAAGCATAATTGCCATCATGGTGGCTTGCATGGCGTAGGCCATGATTTCTTTCTTCACATCCTCAAGCGCTTCGTTGAACTCCTGTTGGGTGAACAGGGTCTGCCCTTGACTGAACACGTTTTTCCTAAACGGGTTTTCTTGCATTGATTTGCTCCTGTTTCATTAGTTTGACCAACTCGTCAACGGCTGGCTGGCCCCGTGACTTCTCCATCCTTTCCTTGAGTCCGTACCACCAAATTTGCGTTTGGTTGATGCCAACCTCACTTACTTTTTTGTGGAACCGAGCCACCCACTCTCTGGCTTCGCATTCCTTCATGTGCTGGATGACCGCAGGGTCTTGCTGTATCCGCACATGGTCTTTCTCCACCCAGATGGATGTGCTTTTTTTGGCGCGTGGCTTCCTCACCCCCTCACCTTCGCAATCAACTCTGCAATGCGTTTCTTGTTCTTGGCAATCTGCTCGGCAGTGAGGTCGTTCTCCAGCCGCAAGGCAGACGGCTCGACATAGCAGCGGCGCAGCAGGGACAAGAACTGCGGCAGGGTAGGCGGCTCCTCGGGTAGCTGCTCCAACGCACGCTTGATGGTCTCAGCGCTGGTGCCGCCCATCTTCTCCGACCAGTGGTTCATCGCGTTGACCACACCAGCGTCTGCGCCGTCGGCCAGAACCTGACCCGTCTTCCACATGTTCAGGAACCGCGTCCCATAGTGGCCCTGCATCGTGGCAAAGATGCGCTGAATCCAGCCTTCAGGTAAGCGCTGCATATGACCCCCGCTCGTCTCCGAAGATGGCCCGTGCTGCGCCTAATTGCGCTGGCTGATACTTGGGAGAATCTTGGTTGGTCAACCACTCAGCCTTGAACCCAGTCCACCCACGGGCGCAGCAGATTGACAGAGCGGTCTCTAGGCTTACCGCAGCCTTCTGGGCCTCGCGCTCAATACCCCGCAGGGCAGTCTCGGTCATTGGGCTTTTCCTTGAATTGCGCAGCTTGATGTAATCACGCCATACCGCATCAGAAACGCCGTCAGGCGTTGTATTCTTTGGTTCCTTTACAGGTTGAACTTCCTGTTTTGTAGCCAGCTTCTGACCCACCCCTCGGTCAACTTCTGACCTACCCTCCGTCAGATTCTGACCCACCCCGTTGAGTTTGTACTGGTTGGGCAGGGACACGCCCTCCATCGACTTGTGGATGATGGTCAAGTAGCCAGCACCTTGTAGGTCGAGCAGGTGGCCCTTGAGGGTTGATACGCCCATCGCGCACTCCTGCGCCAACAGCTTGTGGCTGGGGTTGCACTGGCCTGTGTGGCCGTTGCTGTGGTTTGCCAGCATCAGCAGAACCAGTTTCTGTCCTGCGCTGGTGCAGGGCTGCTCGATTGCCCATGTCATTGCTTGAAAACTCATTTTTCACCTTACGTTGTTGGCCGTTACTAGGAGACAAGGCAGGACGGTAACGAAACGTCTTTTCGGGAGCTAACCTAGCCATGTCGTAGTTAGTGTAACATCAAAATAAATCAGGACGCAACTCTTTCTTTTTAACTGCCCTGCGAGTGTACTGTTCGATTTGGACAGCAAGGGCTGCGCTGGGCCTGCGGGTGCCAGCTATCAGCAGCGCAATCCATGTCTTAGTCACGCCTAGCTCCTTTGCCATTGCGGACTTGGCTCCACGGGGGAGGGGCTGGAAATACTCGACGAGTGTCATTGGTGGAATCCTTTTTTAACACCCCATCATACCATATGAAAAATATTTTTCTGAAGATGTCCAACCCCAAGTTAAACATGCTATAGTGCAGTCCTGTTTAACTTTCTGGAGCGTGTTGTGAGCGAATACGAGGAGCTTGTTTCAGAGAGAGAACAGATGCTTGAGCAGGCCATTGACCGGGCCGAGGCAGGCAAAGCAACGTGGGATGACTGGAGCCTTATCCGGGCAGAGCTTGGATTGCCACGAAGCCTATTTACCAACTTGAACAGGAGTGAAACATGATAGCGACAGACAGCGGCGGCGGCGACTTCAAACCAGTACCAGCGGGGATGCACCTTGCGCGGTGCTACCGCATCATCGACCTCGGAACGCAGAAGACGGAGTTCCAAGGGCAATCAAAAATGCAGCGCAAAATCATCATGCAGTTTGAGGTGCATGGCGAGGATGACAGCGGCCAGCCCATCCAAATGGATGACGGCAAGCCCATGAGCATCTCAAAGAACTACACGTTGTCGTTGGCCGAGAAGGCTACCCTGCGTGCTGACCTGCAATCGTGGCGTGGGCGTGACTTCCGCCCGGATGAGTTGCGTGGCTTTGAACTGAAGAACGTGCTTGGCGCATGGGCCATGATTTCCGTGGTGCAGGCAATGGGCAACAACGGCAAGGAGTACACCAACATCGTGAACGTCAACTCGGTGCCCTCCATCATCAAGTCGGCTGGCTTGCCACAAGGGCACAACCCTTTGTTGCTGTGGTCATTGGACGACCCAGACATGAAGGTGTTTGAGACCTTCAGCAACAACATCAAGACCAAGATTCAGGCATCCCCTGAGTACAAGGCACGGATGCAGATTCCGCAGTCTCAACCTCAACGAACCGCCCCAGCGGCTCAGAGCGGGTTTGAAGACATGGACGACGACCTCCCCTTCTGAGGTGCCACATGCGCGACAAGCTCGATACCAATACGCTGGACTTGTTCACACAAACGCCGCAGCCCAAGAAGCGGAAGTATGTGCGCAAGACTGAGCCACGGGCAATGGTTCGCAGGACTGACCCTGACACCAGCCGTGCTGCCGCAAACTCGATTGACGCAACTGCACTGGAGCAGCGTGTGTACGAGGTCATCTGCTCGTTCCCTAACGGGTGCATATCGGATGACATCGTCAGGCTTATTCCAGAACATGGCGTCCAGACTGTCTCGCCGCGCTACGCAAAGCTCATCAAAAAAGGCTTCATCGTAGACACGGGGGAGCGTAGGCAAGGTGCCGCTGGTCGAGGCCAACGTGTGATGCGCAAGGCAGATTGACTATGAGGCTGATGCGCAACCAACATGCAACGCACATTGATTTTTTTCAGTTCAAAGGGCTGATTGAAAGCAACCCAAAGGCGACGCCTTGCAACATTGACATGGTCTTTGAGCGCAAGTGCAAGTTCTTTGTTGGCGAGTGGAAGCGTGAAGGTGAGCGAATCAGCCAAGGGCAGGGATTGTTGTTGCGCAATCTGGCAAGGCAACCCCAGTTCACTGTCGTCATCATCCAAGGCAACACGGATGGTGAGACGGTGGTCAACAAGTTTGAGCAACTTTGCGCAGACGGAAGATTCAGAGTGCGGGGCAAGTCTTTTGATGACCTCAAGAAATTTGTCACGCGCTGGTACAACTGGGCAAATGCCCAAGATTGATTTAAGGGGGAAAACGGATGCTGGCAGTGTGTATCTCGTCCATACATAACACCAGACGCAGCGAGTACCCCACCTATTTTTAACCACCGGAGAACTTTATGAAACGCACTCTTTTAATCATCGCCGCCGCCTGCGCACTGGTCGCTTGTGGCAAGAACGAAGTCAGCTTTGCCTCGTTGGAGGAAGCCAAGGGCACAGCGCGTGAGAACGCCCTGTTCAATGCGCAGCGCTACCGGCAAGAGAACGTCTTGTACAAGGGCTGGGACATCATTGGCCGTGGTGACTCGACTCAGGACAACTCCTGCCCGCAGGGTGATGGCTGGGCCACATTGGAGTTTGTGAATCCCGAGAAGACCAAGCTCGTCAAGGTCAAGTGTTCCACCGTGTCGGGCAACACCGGCTGCTTGGAAGACTCCGACTTCAAGACCAAGCCGTTTGCATCGGACGATGGTCACTGCCAAGCCACCAACAAGGTGCCCTATCCACTGCCGAAGATTGCCAAATGATGGCAATCGACATACTCATGTTTGTGGGCCTGCTCATCATTGGAGCGGCCTGCTTTTGGGTGGGCTTTCAAGCCGGTCGGTTGACCAGCCACAAATCCTAGGAGAAATCATGTTTGGACTTTTGAACAGAAAAGAAATGAACGCATACCTCGAAGCGCAGGTAAAGCAGATGGAAACCGAGCGATGGTTTTTGGAGAACGAGCAAGATAAGCTCAAAGCCAAAATCAAAGACCTGCAAGAGCGCGTTTCCATTTTGGAAGACCGCCATCTGGGTGGCCTGATGACACCCAAAGAGGTTGATGAAAAAATGCAAAAGCGTATCGAAGCTAATCGTTACGCCCGTAGTCAATATCGTAAACGTAAGGAAAAAAATGCAAGCAACAGAACCCCGAGCATCTGAGTCCCAGCACTGGTACACCCGTGACGGAGTGCCCCGGTACACCGTCATCGGCAAGAACGGCAAGGAGCGCAATACAACGCTCAGGGACGCTCGAACCGAGAATCTGGTGCCATCGGTCACCACCATCCTGAACGTGGCTGCAAAGCCCGCCCTGACGGCTTGGCTGATGAATCAGGTGCTGATGGCCGCACTGACACTGCCAAAACTGACGAATGAGTCGGACGAGGACTACTGCAAGCGTGTCATGCAGGACTCGAAGGAGCAGGGCAAGGCGGCTGCCAACGAGGGCACGGACATCCACGCGGCGATTCAGGGTTACTACGATGGTCAGGTAGTCCGCGCCCACGAACAGAGCGTACAGGGCTGTGTGGATAGGCTCCAAGGCCATTTTGGGAATAAACCTTGGATTGCCGAGCGCTCCTTTGGCCACGAGCTTGGCTTTGGCGGCAAGTGCGACTTGTTCACCAACGTCGGCGACGGCATCGTGGTGGACGTGAAGAGCAAAGAGTTCAGCGACCCGTCCAAGGTGGACGCCTACGACGAACACCTGATGCAGCTTGCGGCCTACCGTGTTGGACTTGGTGTCCCCAAGGCACGCTGTGCTAACGTCTTCGTCTCCCGCTCGGTGCCCGGTCTAGCCGTGGTCAAGGAGTGGGACGCAGCAGACATTGACCGTGGATGGCTGATGTTCGTCCACCTTTTAACTTTCTGGCAACTCAAGAACCAACACGCATGAAATACCTGACCGACGAAACCATCAAGCAGATTTTTTTTCAATCTGACCGCCCACGCCGTGACGCCATCCTTGCCGACGAGGTGGACATCATCCAGTTCGCTAACAACCTGCTGGCATATGCCCACCCGCATTTAGCCAAAGCAGAGCATGAGCGCTGCGTGGAGATTGTGCGGGGCATGAACCCCAACGTGGCTACGGTTCTGGCGGACAAAAAGCCTTAGCGCATAGAACTGCCAGTCAAGCGTGCTTGGGCGCGTTTGGCTGCGTCGTAGTCTTGCTTCATGCGGTAGCCGCCAATGCCTGTTGCAATTGCAGCGGCAGGAAGTGCAATTGGCGCAAACGGAACAAGAGATGCAACGCCCGAAAGAGCGCCAAGCCCTGACAAGGCCATGTCGCCATAGTCACGTTGGTCTGATGGCTTTTGCAATTGCTGGTAGAAATTCTGTCCCTCTGATGCCGCGCCAGCCAGTGCCAAAGGTGGGGCGGCATACTTCATCACCGTTCCTGCGCCACGAGCCAGCCGCGAGTTCATCATGCCTTTGAACAAGTCTTGAACGTACTCCAACCCGCTCTGCTTTGGCGGCGCGGTAGAAAAGGGTGCCGATATAGGCAATGCTTGCAGTGTAGTAGGCTGTCCAGCGGCTCCGGGAACAATTTTGAAAGATGCACGCGGGCCACTACCACCGCCAATTGGTTCCTCTGGAAGAGATAAGCCAGCGTGTTGAGGGTTTTCAACCCAATTACTTGAATAAGGAAAAAGGTCTCTAGTTTTCTTAAATCCAGCGCTTCTTACATTTTGTGCTTCAGCATAAACATCTTTTGCTGTCATGCCTTTTTTAACAAAATCTGCGGCTTGAACGTCAGTAAAACCAAGCCCTTTGGCAGTGTTGTAAACCTGAACCCCAGTTTCACCCTTAGCAAGATAACCAGCATCTGCAATTACGCTTCCGGGCGGCCCGGGTCGCACTCCTGCGGCAGACAATGGCCCAGCACCTCCTGCGGCACCTGCACTTCCTGCGGCAGCAGTTCCAGCGCCTCCTGCTGCTCGTGCTGCTGCTGCTACTCGTTCTGCTTCTCTGGCTTGGGCGGCAATCCTGCCACGCTCCATTGCTTCAGCACCTGCTTGAATAACAGATGGCCCAGCATTTTTGGCAAGCATGGCAGCACTGACACCAGCACCACCCATAGCACCAAGACCCCGTGCAGCAGAACGCGCTGAAATATCAGACAAGATTTTTTGGTCAGGTTTGGCCGCGTTGGCTTTTTGCTCCATCACTGCCTCTGGGTCTTGCTCTTCGGCAGATGCCCCCGAACTAACGAAAGGAGGAATTAACATGCTGGGCGTGGTGACAGAACTCGCAGCAGAATCAGCCTCTCCTTCGGCTTTGGGTGGCCCAGTGTTGAACACACCGTATGACTTCAAGTTTTGCAAGTACGACTTGGTTTCTTCAGGCAAGCCATTCTGCTCAACATTAGCGTTGAGGAGGTTCTTGTCACCGGCGTTGTACAGGGCAGCAGATAGCATCCAATTGCCATTGGTTCTGTCCAAGTTTTGCTTCAATGCTTTCAGGCCAGCCTCAATGTTGGTATCTGGATTGCGCAATTGCTTTTCGCTATACCCCAATTTTTTACCTGTCTCTGGAATGACTTGCATCAAACCAATTGCACCAGCGCTGCTGTCTGGGACATTAGGCTTGAACTTGCTTTCATTCATAGCAATGCCCAAAGCTAATTGAGGTGGTATTCCCATCTCTTTAGCTTTGTCCAAAATTTGGTGTGCGTAAGCGGCTTGTTCGTCGTTTAATGAGCTAAGAAAAGTAAGTTCGGCCATGATGATGTCTTCCTATTTCAAGGCGTCAATAATTGCTTGCTGGGCTTTGGTGAAGCGTGGCGGAACAGTGGCTGCCGGTGCGCCTGAAGATTCAGCTTTGGTGGCTGCAGTAGTCTTAAACCACTTGTTTGACAACTCTTCCATTTTTTTGTCGTACTTGGCATTGATGCCAGCCAAGTCAACAGATGTGCGCTGAAAGTCATAGTAGTTTTTGGTTTTGTTTTGCGGGTCATTGCGCCACCTGTAAAACGCATTGGCCTCATCAATATCGCGTTGGCTGCGTTCAGCCAGCAGTTTCATTCTGTGATACAGAACTATGTAGTTATCTTCAGGAGAACCAGACAACGCTGATGCTATTGCACGTTCTTTGTCAGAAATTGCGCCTTGACCTTTCATGTCTTTTTTGGCATACATGAGTTGCATCTCAGCAAGGTCTTTGATGGCCGTAGCCCTGTTGTTCAAATCATCTTGCGAAATGCTTGGGTCGGCTTTGTACAGGGCATCTTTAAGACCATCAAGTGTGATGGACGCGTCACCCACCTTAAAGCCTTTGTCAACCAATGTAAGCAGGGCATATACATAACCCGGATGCTCCAGAAAGCCAAAAGCCTGTGGGCTTTTCATCACTTTATCTGCAATGCGGCCTGCTCCATACAACGTAGCTTTTGCGGCTTTTAAGTTGTCAGGAATTAATGCTTCTTCTGCCGCTGCTTTCCGAGCTAATTCTTCTCCTGCCGCTTTTTGAATTGCTTGCTCAGTATCTGGTGCGCGATTTTCTTGCTTGTTGTACTGCTCCATCTCAATCCTGTACCGCTCTATCTCGGCGCGGTTGGCTGCTTCGGCATTTGCTTTTAGCGCCTCTTGTGATTTTTGGTCTTCCAAAGATGCGTTGGCTTTTAACGGAGGGACGCTAATAATCTTTGGCGGTGCTGGCCTTACTCCAACAGGCGTCACCGCAGATGAAGAAACAGCAGCAGCGGGTGCGGCAGCGGCTTTTGCAGGCGTTTCAGCAACTTTTACGGGGGTTGGCACCACAGCAGCAGCAGGCGCAGCGGCTTTAGCAGGAGCCACCGCAGCAGCAGCTACCGGAACAACGGCGGCTTTTGCAGCAGCTTCTTTTTCAACATCGGATGGTGGAGCAATCGCAACTGGTGGCTTTGCTTTTGCCCTGAAGGCATTAAGCACCTGACGGTCAAATGGACTGAGGTCTTCTTCCTTTCCATCTACTTGCGCGTTGCCAATGCGGAACATTGCCGCCATTACTTGAGCTTCTTGCGGGTTGAATTTAATTGACTTGTCCAAAGGAGTTTTTTCTCCTGCTTTTTCACCCACAAGTAAAGTAGGAGACCCAAAAGCAGTTGACTTCAACTCAAGTGCAGTCAAGATGCTGTTGAGTTTTTCTGGCGAAATTTCTGCGCCACCCGCCGGGGCTTTGGAGCCTGACTGTTGCGCCTTGTACTTATCGACGATGTCTTTTGGAACAGTGCCATCTTTTAGGTACTTTGCAACAAACTCTTTGGCTACTTCTGGGCCTTGATTGTTGGCAAACTCGTAAAGTATGGCCGTGCGCTGGTCAACCTTGCGGGTTCCATCACCTATAAGCAAATCAATATTTCTTTCTCCCGGAGGCGGAAGTCCTTCTGGCGCTGCATACCGCACATTCCCTGTGGCAGTCTCCATAACTTGACCGCCTTGCAAGCTGTAGCGTTGGTTTTGGAGCTTAAGAGCTTCCAAAAAAGCCTTGGCTTGGTCATCGTTGCCATAAAGGGTAACGTATTGAGCGTACTTTTTCAAACCGCTACTTAAATCAAAGCCACTGCCGTTTACTTTTTGAGCCGGGCTAATCCCACCTTGAATCAAAAAACCAACTGCTTCTTTTCTTGGAATTCCGCTTTGTGTAAGCAATGACACGGCATCTTGGTCAACCCCTTCATCTGCCGCTCCTCTACCAGAAGGTTCACCAAACAAACCAGAAGCCGCTTCCATTTTCTTGCGCATGAGCGCTTGGTCGCGTGTGGCCTGCGAAAGCTGAAGCTCTGCCGTGGCGGTGTCTATCTCTTCTTGCTTGAGTTGCGCCTGCACGTCCTGATAGTTCTTTGCAGCCGCACCAGCGGCTGAACCAAAGTTTCCCGTGGATGAAAGCAAGCCTTGGGCAATTGCCATAAGGCCGGGGTCGTAGTCACGCTCCTGACGCTTGGCGTAGGCATCCATGACCCTTTGCATGGCCGTTTCAACTGCGTCATCCGCATCAGTGGCTTCGCCATACAGCGGCTTTGCCTTGGTGACGGAGGTAGGCAAGCCACCTTGTGGTTTTGGTGTTGCTGCTGCTGCCATGATTTACACCCTTAATTTGGAACCCAAACCGGGTCATTGTTTTCATCGTATTGCCAAGAACCCGTAGATGCAGAAGCTCCGGGGTTGTAATCAATTGAACCCGCTCCGTTGTAACCGCTATCCTGAAGCCCAATCAAATTACCGCTAACGTCTACAGCGGCACCATAGTCGTTTACATAACCACCCCGACCATCAGAACTAACACCTAATGGCAAATCAAAATTTGCGTTCGACTCTTGGTCTGCCGCGCTGTTGCCTGACAATGAGCCTCTAGGCTCTCCCGTGTAGGGGTCTCTAGCCGCAGAAGTTCCAGAAATGTTGCTGCCACCGCTAAAAAAGTTGCTTAAAGACCTTCCCGCTGAACCTGCGGAACTGCCAAAATAGCTGGCAACATCGCCAAGAATGCCGCTGCTGTTTTTGGGTCTGCCATACAAAGAACCAAGCATCGAACTGACGCCAAGCGTTTGAGCCAGTGGTGAGCCTTGGTAGTAGTTGGTGGTCATCGGGCCTGTAGTGGACGCTGTGGTGCTTCCCGGCACGGTGTATCCACGCATCAGCGCGGCCACGTTGGTGGCTTCTTTCAAAGGTGCGTCAATCAAGGACTGCTGATAAGCCTGCTGTTCGGTTCCTGCTTTGGTCAGGGCACTGGCACCAGTCAAGCCAAGAGCCTGTTCTTGACCCGCAAGGTCACCCTGCGTTCTGGCTGCATTGTTTTGCAGTTGGGAATTGTTCAGCGCGGCATTCACAGCAGCTTTGTACCCAGCATCCAATGCGCCATACTGTTGACCAGTCAGGTTTGATTGAAGGTCAGCCAATGTTTGACCAGTTGCATTTGCATAGCGCGTGCTACCAAGCCCACCAGTGCTGACAAAGCCAGCCTTGAGTTGCGGCATGAGGTTGCGCTGCACATTTTGCTGTTGCAAACGGGCCATCTCATCCACCACGTTGCTGGTGTACGGACTCATAAAGCTCTGAATTTGCGGAGCAGCGCCAGCGGCTGCGGTGCCTGCGGTGGCTTCTGCTGCCGTCAGGCCCGGCTTGTAAGCAGCGGCGGCACCGGGCGTAGCGGCCCAACCCTGCTCTTGCATGGCCGTCAGCGGAGCCACATTGTTGGGGTTCGCCAATGCGGTTTGCCCAGCTTGAGACAAGCCAGACAGGTAGTTTGTGTAGTAGCTGGGCGCGTTCTGCGTTGACGTGGTCGTGGACGTAACGTCTGGATTCGCCCGCGTGTCAAAAATGGTATCAGCCATGTTTAGCTCCTTGCCGCTTGGTGTTCTTCAAAAAGTCCAACGGTGACTTGATTTCGGGCGGCAAATCTTTGGGCTTTGCTGACCGCACATGGGCACGAATGCCGTGCATCATGTCGTATAGTTTATCCGACCCCGCCTTTGTGGAGCCATTCCCGATGGCCGCTACCACGTCGGCTGGGAACACAAACTCGCCGTCTGCCAACATGGCCGGGATGTCGTCCGACTGACCGTCTCCAGCACCCGTTACGGCATCACCATGACGGAAGTCCACACGCATCTTCCCGCCTGCCGCCATGAGTGGTGTGCTGAGTCCACCACGGGCATATTTTCCATACCTAGTGCCGGTCATCGCACCGCCTGATGCAGCTTGAATTCCGGTCTTCATGTAGTCGGGCACGCCGTCTGGTGAGTACCCATAGCCGCTGTCTTGCATGGCAACGTCTTGCGGATTCAAGATGTCTCCGATAGGTCGGTCAACGCCGTAACTGTATGGGGCCATGCTGTCTCCTTGCGGCGTTTGGTCACTCAGTGCGTACTGCACCGCGTCCGGGTTTTCAGATTGCTGAAGTTGTTGAAATTTCTCCAAAGCGCTTTGGAACTTTGGCTGGGTGGGGATGACTTTGGTTTGTATATTTGAGGCCATACTGAATGGTGCTACAGAGGACAAAGAAGCTGTATTGGAAGCGCTGGAGTCTGTTGCATCGCTTGAACCAAGTGAGGAGCCAAGCGCACCTGTGAGGCCAAAGGCCGCAGCACCGAGCGCATCAAGCGAAGAAGATGATTTTGAGGTGTTGCCGCTTGTAGCGGGGGCAGCCTTTGCTGGGGCAGGAGCGGCTGGTGCGGCTGGTGCAGGCGCAGCAGAGGAGCCTCCTCCGCCAGTGTTGCTTAGGTAATTGCTTAACGTGTCATTCGAGTCAGTGGAGGTGTTTACCTGTTGACCAGTAGCGCTGTTTGGGGCACCCGTACCTGCCGTAATACCAACGCTCCTCAAGCCTTCATTGAAGGCATTGGAGATTGCTTTTGTGGTGCCCCAGTTTTGGTTCAACCCATTAAAGGGCTTGGCAACCTCTCCATAAACGCCTGACTCTTTGCCAAAAATGCCAGTAAGAATGGGGTTTGTATTAAATTCTTTTGACACTGCGGTGTTGATTTGTCCGACCAAAGCCGAAGAAATCATTCCACCCGGATTGCCATTTATGGCGTTGGTAACAACGCCCACAGGAATGCCAAAGTTCCTTGCAATCATGCTCAAAACAAAGCTGGATGCCACATCACCAGCAGTAATCTTTCCAGTGCGCATGTCGTTCAAAGTCAGCGCAAGGCTCATCCCCGGAACAAACAACGCAGCCGCTCTTGCCAGCGGCTCCATAAAGTTCACAAAATCTGTAGTCGCAACAATGCTGTCAGCGGTTTGACCCGGCTCATTGGTTACAAGCCCCGCCCAAGTTTCACCGCTGGCATTGGCAACAGGAAGGTTGGTGCCGTAATCATTTTTTGGGTTAACGCCTGTGATATTGCCAAGGCCAATTTTTTGAAGCGCTTTAGCTTCAGCATACGTTGGCGCTCTTCCAAATACGCTGTAAAACTTGTTTTCAGGAACAGTGCTGGTCACCTCTCTGGCTTCTTTGTCTTTGCCGCCCGGAAGCATCAGCTTCTTGTCTTCGGTTGCGCCCATCAACTCTTTGTAAACAGCAGCTATAGCATCAGGGTCTTGGTCTGCTGGGGTGGGATACTTGTTGGCGTCTTTTCCGTAATACGAGGCCAGCTTTTCATTGGCCTGCTGCTGCAAGTCATGGTCTTTTGCCAACTGCGCTCTATCAGCCAGTTGCTTGTCTGATGCAACAGTTGCTGAAAAAGGATTGGCGTTTTGGTTTTCACCAGCGCCGCCCATCAGGCTTGCGGCTGCGGCTTGCTGTGCTGCGGCGGCTCTTTCAGACTCTGCTTTAGCGGCTGCGGCAGTTGCCCGCTCACGAGCTACATTGTCTGCGGCGGTTTTTTCAGACTCAGATGGTGCGGCTGGGGCTGCGGGCACGGCTGGGGCAGGTGCAGATTCCGCTGCCGATGTTTCTTTAATGGGCTGTCTTGCTGCATCAGCTTGTGCGGCCACATATGCCCGCGCCTCCGATTCGCCAGCATTACCATCATTGGCGCTTCCACCGTTGCCTCCTCCACCACTATTGCTACCACCACCACCCATGTAGCAGTGGCCGAGCAGCTTGCGCTTGTACTCAAGAATGTTCACAGCTTGACCTCCGCGATGAGGTACTTCTCCTCAAACCCTAGCCGTGACCAGAGTCGGAAGGTGGACGGACGCATAGCCGCTTCAATCAAGGTGGCCCCGTCTTTCTTGCATATGTCTTTCAGTTGTTCCCAGTTGTCTTCGGTGGTCATTCCTTCCCCGGCCAAGCAGGTGATGAACGCCACGCGGGCGTTGGGGCGGTTCTGGTAAAACATCGACAGCGAACCGATGATGGTCTCGCCCTCGGTCACGGTGAGCAGCCACCAGTCGCCAACTCCCAGCTTCAGCTTTATCTGCTCAAGCGTGTAGTCGCCCTTGGTGTGCGGCTCGACGGCAGCAAAATACTGCTCCACCAGCGGCCATGTCTGGTGAACTTGCGCGAAGGGGACTTTGGCTACGACTGCCATCACGTTGACGCGGTTGCGGGGTTGACGGCATTCACAAGGGCTTCAGCCCAGTCAAACCAATCATCAAAGCTCCCGGTGCGCGGGATGGCCTCGTTGGAAAACACATCAATCGCGCACAATCCCTGCCCCCAAGTCTTCCAGTCGGTCTGGGCATCGGGTATCTCAAGCTGCTGCGGGGCATAAAGCTCACACATGAGGCTTGCCCACGACTCAAAGGTATGGAAGCGCGGGTCGTATATGAGGGCTGGATTAAGGGCCATAAGGTCTTGTGTCTCCCACGTCTGCGTGCAGCAGAACCTTACCCATTTGGTAGTCTCCCCCGGCCACATCGGATATGAAGCGTAGGCGAATCTCACGGCGCTGCTCACGCATGTCAATCTTGCCAATGTTTTTGTCAAACACATAGGGCGTGCTTTCAGCGTCTTGGCCTTGTGCAAATGGTCGGCCAGTGATGATGAGGCTCATCTCGCCCTCCATGATGAAGTCAGGCTCGACGCGCTCCAGTCGATTCCACTTGTTCAGGCCAACTGGCGCAGGCTGGGACGGCCCACCTGCAACCCATCCAAGGTCGCTGGTCTCAAAGAAGCTGTCAATTGCCAGAACCTTTTGCCCGTTGACGTTGTCTACACCAACTTCATGCTGGAACATCTGGACAAGGTTTGGCTCGGTGGAGAAGGTCAACGTCGTGGTTGCAGAGGCCGTAGCAGCGGCAGACAGCAGAACTGCCTGCTGGTAGATGGTCTGCACTTTGATGGAGAAGCCAGAGCCAGTCCCTCCGATTGAAGCAGCCGCCGCACTCAGGGTGTTATTAACAGCGTAAGACGCTCCACGGGCCGTAATAGTCACGGAGGTAACTGCCCCGCCAGAAACCACCACAGTGGCCTTTGCGCCCGTTCCAGAGCCTCCGGTGAGGGTGACGTTGGTGTAAGTGCCATTGGTGTACGCAGAGCCGCCCACGAGCGTGTACAGCGCCTTGATGTTGCTGGCAGTGATTCCGTTGACCATCGTGTTGGCTGAAATGCCAGCGCCAGTCACAATTTGGTCGAGGATGATGTCACCGTTGTAGGTGTCGGTGTACACAAAAGTGCTGCCCGAGGTTGTCAGAAAAGACCCGGTTGCCATAGTTTGGACAGTGGTCACATCCCATGACGCTTGTACAGGGTAAGCAAAAACTTGAGAGAAGTACCCAGCGGAACGACGAGCGCCATCTGCTTCACCAGCGTCATACCAGACAAGCTCACGGGTGTTGAAAATGATGGCGTCGGTGCATTCTGTTGCATCGCCCTTGGGGTAGAACCACCACACCTCACCGAACCGTGGAACCTTGCTTGCCCAGACCTTCTGGCGCTGGGCATAGTTCAGGTTGTCAAAAAAGTAGTTCTGGTTCATGGTGTTCGGAATTTCCTTGACCACGCCGTTGTACATCAGGAATCGGTCTACCCCGCACCAGTAGTAGATGCCATCGTACTCAATGACGGACTGGCTGGACAGGATGGAGGACTGGCTGGTGATGATGTCGTAGCGCCAGTATTGCGCAGGTGTTCCCTGTCCACCGATGTAGGACACGCGGACAAGGCTGTCAAGGCTCCAGAACAGCCCAGAAGGCGCGTTTGAGCCGCCCCTGACGGGTAGCCCTTGCACAAACTTCCCGGTGGCTACGTTGGTCTCGTTGGCATCCGCAGAGACCCAGTCTTGGGCATTGCCTGCTGCACAATTTTTAATCAGCCCGTCATTTCCGTACACAAAGACATATGGGTGCAGCGAGACTACCCCGCCAGAGACGGACACGTTGTTGTTGAAGGTAAGCGTCACCGTCCCACTTGCGGTGGCAGGCAAGGACATGACCACGGTGGTGGTGGTGACCGACACCACTGTTGTGCCAGCTTGGATGCCTGTGCCAGAGATGGTTTGACCTGCGCCAACCAAAAGGTTTGCAACCGACAGGGTAATGGTTGCGTTGGTATTGACCGTGGTCGCAGATGCCGTGAACACACCAATTTGGCTCATGGTCGTGCCATTGATATTGCCAATCAGGACGGGGGTGTTTGCCGTGCTGCTGATGTTGTTCAAGTTCTGGCATGGTGCAGCCAACAGGGTTTGCAGACCAGACCCAGACACATCGTAGAAGCCGTCAAACTGCCACAAGTTCTTGCCGCTGGCTGTGAAGTTGCTCAGAGTAAAGTCTTGAATGCCAGAGCCAATACCGTTTTCATCAATGGTCAGGACTTGAAGGCCATTGTTGTACCCGCTAAAAATGGATGTAAACCCATTTTGCGTGTTCACCCAGATGCCACGGGATGGGCCGCTCAACTGGCTGGAGATGACCCGGTAACCCCACATCTTGCGCGGACGGCCACGTTGGAACCGCACCCACTTGCCATCGGTGTAGAAGTTTTGGTCAAACACCGTTCCATCCCGCTGGATGCCAGCCTTGGTGTCAATGGTGAAGACTTTTTGGGTCATTAAAAAGTACCGCCTAAAACACCACCTGTGAATGTTCCCGTACCGGGAATGGTCAATCCTGTAGCAGTCAAACTGAACAACTGCACTCCAAGGATTGATATACCAAACTCACCGGAAGCGGGTCGGTACACGCCTGTCGATGTTTCAGATGAAAAATTCAGTGACGGCGCTCCCACAGTTCCGTTAATCAAGGAAATGCTACTTGCGCCAGCAAGCACAGTATTGGCATTCAGCAAGTTGACCGAGTCGCAGACCAAAGTAGCCTGTTGCCCTGCGGGGACTGTCGCCACGCTTCCGCCCGAGTTGGTCGTGAAGGTGATGGTGAAGTTGGACGCCGTGCCATCCGTCTGGTTGGTGATGTAGTACACCTGAATGGTCTGCGGCAGGATGACTGTCACGTTGCCAGTCAGGGTGCCTGTGTACTTCTGCACCACGTTGGATGCCTCTGACGATGTCAGGGTATAGGTTCCTGTCACCACCGCCTTGGTCAACTGGGTGAAGTTGAACTGCGCAGCTTGGCCTAAGCCTACGGTGTAGAAGGCGGTTCCAGAGCAGCAGATGATGCAGGAGTCGGCTGGCTGCATGGCAATGGATGCCGCGCCGTTAATGAGGCCAGATGCCGGGGTGACGGTCAGCGTTCCTGTTCCGCCGTTGCGAATCAACATGTACCAGTCGTTGCCTAGCGTTGTCGCTGCGGTCAAGCCGAGAACCGCCGCACCACCCGTCCAGACGTAGGACGATGCACGGTCAGCAGCAACTGCGGTGTACGCGGACGAGAACGTGGTGACCGAGTAGGCGGAGTTCAGCGTGTTGGCAATTGCCTTCAAGCCATATCCAGCCAATGCGGCCGCATCCACGTTGGATGAGCCAACACCGAACTGAATCAGACCCCAAGTGCCCGAAGTGGTGCTGTTGGCCGTGATGTAGATGTAGACAGCCGTGCTTGGCGCAACGGTAGCGATGTTGCCTGCACCAAGGTAATTTTTGACCGTGAACGAGTACGAGCCAGTGTTGCGAATTAGGGCATCCTGACCAACCGAGGTCTGGTTGGCCGGGGGCATCAGCAACGAGAACGCGCCCGTGGACGATGTCGAGGACACATCCATGATGCGTGCGGCTGCATCATCCAACGCGCTGCCGTTAATAGGCCACGTTAGCTGGTTGGTTGCATTCAGCGTAATCGAGCGGTACGAGACATCCGTTGGCTGGATGACTTGGCCCGTGAAGGGGGAGGTAAAGGTGGTCATGTATCCCTCGCAATTGCTTGGCGGTCAGCCACGCGAATGGTATTTTCGTTTTGCAGGACGGCAATGATTTTGTCGTACTGGGCTTGCCACATAGGAATGCGCTCGTCGTTCTTCAGGAAGGGCATTGCTTGCAGCAGGGAGCCGTACAGAAGAGCTTGCGGCGCGTACTCGGTGAACCAGTTGGATTGGTTGGAGGAGTCAAGCGGCTGGTTGCGTTCGTAGTACAGCACCTCGTAGGTGTACCCAGTTGCCGGTGTTGGGACTACCAGCCAGTGGTCGTAGTCGTAGTCGCCGAAGTATTTGGGGATGTCGGTCTTGGTCTGGTCGGGCCAGTATTCGCGCAGGTACTCGTAGGTGCGCAGCAGGACGGGTTGACGCACCCCAGCCACCGAGACGTTCATGGACACCGTTTTGCGCCAGCGGGACGGCTTGGGGATGATGTTCTCATCTTGCGTCATGGTGCTGGTAACCACCACCAAATTGCCCAAGAACTTGATTTCGGACGCAATAATCTGCTCCGCAAACATGATGAACTGCGGAATCTTGGCGATGGTCTGCGCGTCGGTACGCTCCAGATAGGTCGTAATGTCATCGACCAAGCTGTCATACGTCATTACTGCTGCTACGGTCATGGTTCAGTCCTTGTGTACAGCGATTGTAAGGTTGAGGTTTAGGCCAGCATGGACTCGGCTGCGTTTTGGACATGGTCTACCCGGGCCAACCAACCCTTCAGGAACTTCTGCTGCGATGGATTGCTGGTGGCGAGGCCGTTGTAGAAACGCTGCTTTTGGTCGGCAAAATTGTTCAGCAGCTTGGTCGGGTCTGCCTTGGCTACCATCCCTAGAGTCCCGCTGCCAATGACGCCGTCATCCACGGCTCCCACGGCCCGCTGGAGGAACTTTGCAGCCCGCCCCGTACCTGCATTCACCGCGAAGTCAAAAACGGCGTAATCTACGCCTGCTGGTAGGTCATCGCCCTTGACCTTGTCCCAATACATGGTGCGGTAAAACGGTTTGACCGTCTCTTGCGTCAACGCCTTCATCTCTCCCGGCTGGATGGCGCGGCCAAGGTATGCGCCCCAAGCGCCGATAGTGACCCCAAGGTTGGTCTCCCCTCCCTTGTCATCCTTGTCCCAAACGTATCCACCCTCGGACTGGATGACCTTGGCAAAGCAGGCGTCGAAGTTCTCTTTCATTTTGCGGCCACGCCTTGCATCTTCTCAGCCGTGCGCATTGCGCCCAAGCCCAACATGCCCAGCAACAGGGGCATCATGGTGGACATGTCCATCTGCGGGAACTTGACAGGGTGGCCGTACACAGCAGAACCCCACTCAGCCATCGGGCCGATGACGAACTGGATGGCAAACCCGCTACCGCAGACCCAGCCAATAAATGGACGCCAGCCAGACACGAACACGCTGGGGTTGGCGGCTTCTGCTTTGTTGATGTCCAGTTGCCCGGCCATTGCAGCAAGCTCACCGGACTGCTGCATCTTGAACAGTTCCAGCTTTGCGGCCGCAGCCTTTTCGGGGTCAGGCCAAACGCGGTCAATTACCTTGCCGCCGATGTCGAGTAGTGCTGATAGTGGGTCAAGCGCCATTTGCTTCTCCTGCTTTGATTTCGTCCATGTGGCTACCGACCTTTAGGCCAGACAGCCATCCGATGAGTCCACCGACGATGGTTTGAAAGGCTGGGCCAATAATTTCAAAAATCTTGGTGTTGTCCACTTCCTTGACAAACAGGCCGTGGATAAGCGCCCAAATGAGCGACACGACAACAAGGCAAAGTGTGGCGGTCACCATCATGGTCACCATGTAAATCAATCTGTCTTTCGGTTCCATCACTTTGCCCTTTCGTACAGTTTTTCAATTTTTGAGCGAATCTTCACGCTGTCCACTGCGCCCAGAACCGTTGCCAAGTTGTTGTAAATAAGGGCCAGTTGCTCCTTGGTGCAATATGGCCCTGCTTCTTCCAACCAAACCCAAGCTCGTTCTGAACGTTCTTTGGGGTCATGGCTGCTGTACCCTAGCTCAACAAAGTCAGATACGCTGCACTCGCGTTTTGCGGTTGCCCCATACACCAACGACAGGGCAAGTACGAGTACAAGCCAGCGCACATTGGTTTACTCCGGTGCGGGTTCAGCCGCTTGCTTGGCTTCCTTCTGGATGGCCTCGACCAACTGGAACACTTCTTGATATGGCTTTTGACCAAGGTAGCCAAGGATGGCGTTCAGAAGCTGGGTGGATACGGTGATTTTGTCCATGATGTTTCTTTAAGGGTGGGTTGCTTTGTAGGCGTCAAATTCTGCCTTGAGTTCTTGGATGGCTGCGGTCAGAGTTGCAACAAGGAACGACACGTCAATGCCTTGATATTGCGGGTTTCCATCAGCATCCACAGCGTCTTTTGCACCTGTCACTGCATGAGGGCATACCTCTGCCAATTCGTGGGCAATGAAGCCTTCAGCGTCAGAGCCATCTGATTTCCACTTATAAGTAACAGGCTTGAGCGCAGCAACTTTAGCCAAAGCGCCCATCATTGGCGCAATGTTTTCTTTTAGGCGGTAGTCCGATGAGGTGTTGTAGGCAGTAGCACCAGAACTAACACTTACCGAACCAACTGTAGTGCCGTTACGTCTAAAATTAAATATGGTTCCGTCACCATTAGACCTATTGATATAAAAGTCATT